CCGTTACACAATTCGAAAATGTGGCGACCTCCGTCTGGGTAAAATTATTAAATTCCCCACTTCAGAAACAAATCTAAAATGGTTAAAAATTAAAAACCCCATCGTAAGGCACCCAATAAATTGGATTACACATTTCAGATTTGTTATAACGCGAAACTCTTTGATAAAAAGAGATCAAGCACCGCCCACTTGATTTTATTTGACCTATGGAGTAGGTCCCGGTGTTGTATTATAATAATGCAACATCGGTGCGTTCAAAAAGAACACAAAGGTAAAGTCAGCTCCTGCTGACCCATAATAGTTGAATCCACCATTGGTGAAATCACTATCTTCATTTGGTGTAAAAAGTGCTGTTGCGACAACACTATCTTTTGTGGTTCCATCCAAACTATCACCAGTAGTTCGTGTGGAAGCTTCATTAGAATGAAACTTATATTGTGAGTACATAGGTGCAGATAATGAAACTGCATCTTGTGTACCTTGATTGGTTAATGATAAACCAGTTTGTCCAGATTTAGTAGAAGTACCAAACAATCTAGACATAGAGGAAGAACCTCCACTAGTTGCTGTAGACAATGAATATTGATTAATACCCAATGTATCAACTCCTCGCTCAAGTGTGAGATTTCTACATGGTGTACTTGAATACAAATTCAAATGCCAATTGTAGGAACCTCTATGTCCAATAAAACATAATGACATATAACTGGTATATGTCCAATGTGTCCAATTGTAACGTTCAGACACACCACTTGTTAAACCCACAGCTGTACTTGTACCAGCAGGATCAAAACCTGGAATAAGAGGAATTCTTCGAATAAAACTTCGCATAATTGCCATACTATTTGCAACATAAGAATAATCAAAAGGATAATATCCAGATGAAGTAGTACGCCGCAATAACTGTCTCATGGAAGTTATTGATTCACCCATATACACCAAATTAATACCAGGATATGCACTTGAGGGTTTCAAACCTAATTGGTATTCATCATTAGCATCAGCATCATAATCCAACTCTGTAGATTGAACATGATAAGGAGAAAGATCATGTGGAACCTCCCAAGGAGTAGCAAATTCTAAATTTTCACAACCCGAAACAAAAGCAGCAACTGTAATAGTTGCAGATGCAACAGGAGAAGTTTGCTCAGTCAAAACGCGCATTGTAAGTATACCATTATTGAAAGCTTGTCCAGGAAAAATAGACACTCCAGAATTATGTTCCTCCAAAACATCAGTTGATACAGGTAGATATGCTGTGGGCTGAGTATAAGGAACAACAAAAGTTACATCACTACTCTCAGTGATGTCAACAATCTTGGTATAATTAGTAGTGGTGGTATCAGAAGTACCACTCAAATCACCATAAGGATCCCAAGTAATACGAACTCTTCCACGATGATACTGAGAAGCAAGAAATTTAAATCGAAATTTAATATCTCCTCGCCAGTATTTAAAACAACGCGAGATATATCCCATAGGAGTCTGATAAATACTAGTTTGATTTACACCAGTTCGAGCACGTTGCATTGAAGGATTAACTCCAAAATTATACAACAAAGTTCCCTCAATATCAGAAGCATCCCAATCAAAAGTATTGATATATGATTCTCGAGTAACAATGCTTTTAATGGCTAACTCATCACCTGTATCAACATATGCAATTTTAGGATCTATTGACAATTCATTCTTTGCATCAATTGTAGCTTTTTCAATTGGAATACCAATTTCTGTTGCAGCAAATTGTGGAAATGGTTGATTTTTAAACTCATGTACATCATCAATCACTGGTACATCTGTATAACCAAAAAGATTAGCCATTCCAGCCACCCCTTCGGCAGCCATCGACGTTGCTGTCATAAAAGGACCAATAACTGGTACATTAGCCAATTGACCTGTCAATTTGGCAATAGCAGAGGCAGGTTTAGAAATAGTACCATCATGATGGTACTCATCTTTTTTACCCTTCTTAATTTGCTTAGATTGCACAACATATTGACCAATTGTTAAACCAGTAGCGACGACTCTTGAAATTGCATACGCATCTTTCAATGCATGCACACAATGATATCGTCTAGAATGTTTGATAGGTACTTCAGTGGATTGAACAGCCAATTTAAGTGTAGGACCGGCTAATTCCAAATCTTCAGCCCAGGCATAAACCTGGATTGTACAATTTGTACCAACTACAGAATTTGCATTTCGTAGTTCTTCTAAAGACATCAATGACAATGTCCCCATATTTTGCAAATCTGTAGAACTTGTGGCATTAAGCCATTCTTTATGATAAAAGAATGGTAAAGTCATAGTGCCTCCTTGATTATTTTGTGGATAAAAATAAATATGAGGTCTCTGTGAAAAAGGAACCAATTCACGTAATCCACCCAGAGTTGTAAAAGTAGGATTAAACATAGTCAAAGGTTGATATGTCATAAGCGCACCACTATAATAAAATGGTGATGCATTAATAACCAATTTGATTTTCAAATTACACTTCAACATGTAATAATTATCCAATTTTTTCTTAATAGCTGGATGATTGAAAAATAAATGCCATGGTTTAAACTGACTCGAGGCAAAATCCAAAGTTCCTCCAAGAGTCCAATCTTTCTGGTAAATATTAACAGGACGTCTCAAAAAGCCAGCTAAATCGGCACCTTGGGAAGTGTCTCCACGCAAATAACTCATATCATAGCGCAAATCCATATCCACACCTGCATGTGCATCATCAAAACCAACAATCTCTTGCTGGACATCATCTTCAGCAGTTGTTAATTCACAACAATCATTTTCAGGAGACATAGTTGTTTCTTTAGATTGTACAAAATACATTGTGGGTTGTCGTTCAAGTTTTACTTTCTTCAAAGATTTGGAAGCTTCGTTCATTAAGAAAGTGTATCCTTCCGCGGTACACTCCTCGAACATGTAAAAATTATTAAATTGATCAGAAAGTCGATTATAAGATCACTGCTGCAGACTCATACATTGCAGTGAAATTGTACATTTCTTTTTAGGTTCAGCCAAACCTTTCCCTAAATAGGGATTTTGAGGAACGCTCAGGCAGAGTTAAATGAAATATCCACACTTATGTATCATTATGAAAGTACATTTAGTTTGATACACACAGTAATTATATTTCATTAATCTTAGTTGGTTTGAGATGGTAGATTAAACACCTTATTTTCTATAGTCAATTGATCAACTATATCTTTGCCGCAAACACGGCGTGAATTTTCCCAAAATTCTTTAACCAATTGGTCAAATGTAGGAAATGTGGTCTCTAAGACCCAATCTTCAATCATAACTTGTTTTACCAAATTTTTAAGAAGATCAATTTTTTCTTCATAGATTATTCGTCCATAAAAGAAGTACTCTCGTACAGCTGATGTAATGACAGCCAGCATTTGTTCTTCAGTTGATATGGTTTTAGATCTCACCCAAACCATCAACATTTTTTCAATTGATGAATGATCTAAAGGTGCAAAATATGCACCACCATCATGATCAAAATTCCAGGTTCTCTTAAGAAAAGAAGCATCACGAATATGAATAAGAGGAATCGACTCTGCATCTTTATCCGCCATTGTATAGGTAATTCCCATAGTAGCGAAAGCAGCAGATACTGTAGTATGATTATACCATGAATTGTATTTCGCAACACTCATGATATTATCATCCCCATAAGTCATCAAACTTACATTATCTCTAAAAGTTTTAACTTCACTATTTGGATTCAATAGATGATAAGCATACCTCATATATAAAGAATTCACCAAACTATTGATAATCACTGTAAGAGGATGTCCTGATGGATTAGATCCATAAAATTGGACTAAATCACCATTAAAATCAACCAATGGAAAAGCTGTATCTTTCTTTATTCCTTCAAGAACCATGATATCATCTTCATCATAATTTCCACTCTTCTTGCATAATCTGATCAAAATATCAAAAGCTGCTGAAATGAAATGTGGAGACATACGTTTGTCAAATGCTTTATAATCCCCAGCAATAATACGATCTTCACCAAATTTTGTTATATATTCATACATCTGATGCCACTCATATGATTGAGCAACTGTCCCTGGCGCAGCCTCAAAAATTATTCGATTGTTTTGGATCAACCTGATAGAAGATAGTAAATATTTTCTAACAACAATTGTCCAATCAAATGGGGCGCCTGTAAAGACACGTGTTTTCTTAGCTTTAATCTTTTTAAATGAAACTGGTTCATCCTTAAGATGTGCACAGAAATTTGGATAAGCACGTTCTCCTTTTTTATATGTCGAAACTATCTGCATAGCTCGATCCATAATCTCATCGGAGACTTCAACAGGATGTTGCATTCCATACATTTCTGGGATTGCTGACATGAATTTCTTCTTAGAACATTTCCATGGATTTCCTGCAGAAGTAGTCCTATTAATTTTATCAACATATGCAACCCCATCTGCTCCGTTGATAGCCGTAAAATCATCGTATATATGCAATTCATTTAAATCTTTGGAAGATAAACCTCCAATAATATCATCATAAAAAGAATTTACACAATCTTTCAAGACATCTCCATTGATATCCACTACAGGATGTATCATATCCTGAGCAGCAATTCGCCAAGGTTCCCATCCTTTCATTACAGGTGGTCCAAATTTAATTTTATAACCTGATTTACTTAGAATAGGTGCCAAAGGAGTTAATTCAACCCTAGATTTTCCAGCTCTACGAAAACCTGTAAAGCTTCCATAAACAGCTGCGGAACCACTATCAAAATATCTAAAAATAGATTTATGAGAAAGTTCCCCAACACTTCTCTCTGCTGATTTAGAAGATAATATAGGCATTCCACTTTGAATCTCAAACTTGAGAGCATCTGATACACTTTTCACAGTTTGCGCAGTAACTGGAACAGAAAAAATTCTATTTACTCCAGATTGAGCAATAACATGAAATCCTGCCACAAAATAACCAAGAGGTGATTCAATTACCAATAAAGAACCACAATCTCCATCAACCGTAGGTACACCTTCATTAGTAACACCAATAATGACACCATTAAATTCACGTATTTTCCCACTGCCAATAAAAGCTGTTTGAAAAGTTCGAGAGACATTCCTTCTTGTTACTGAACCATCTCCTTCACGTGATAATAAACATCCATTAAGGCGTAGAGTAACATCATTTTGTAACAGATATTTCTCAACTCCCCTTTTGGGTGGTAAACCTCTAAGATAGAAGAAGATTGTATCAGTTTTAGAATTTCTCTCAATAATATCTGAATTTGTCAAAGCACATCTTAGATTAGTGGTTACACCATCTTTTGTACTTTGCATCGTGATATCAAGATTAGTTATTGTATCGAAATTTGGTATATTATGATTATTTGTGAAATAAATCTGTCCACGTAGACATGTTGCCTTAATCGTTACTATGGTATTACGCTCAGTTGTCACCACAATATGAACCAATTCACGTGATATCATAGACATAAAATCTTCACGAGATAAACCATTTGAACTTGTACTTTGTGGAGTTAAATCAAATGATGATAAATCGTATGAATCATTATACCACACATTTTCACGCTCTCGATCTTTAGCTTCAGGTTTATACCCTTCAGTAGATTGAATTTTATTTTTATATGTTAACTTATAAATCTTATAGACAAAAGTCATCCAAAATCCAATAGTAACAAATGTTTGAAAATTCAAAGAACTTTCTACTTTTTTCCCAATGCGACTTACACGGATAGTTGTTATCCCTCGTCTCACAGAATCAGGTAATGAAAACCAAAGCCAATTGGTAGCCGTAGTATGTACAGAAAAGACACTTGCATAGTAATTAACATATGTCATCAAATGATTATAACAGAATAATACTATAGTCCAATTCAAAACATGCAAAAGGTAAGCACCAATTACAGCAGTTCCACCACTTTGAATATCACAAGTACATTTCTTTTCAGGTAAATAACACAATTTACACAAAATAATATCTTTCAAACCATCAATTGATTCTTCAACAACAGTCTGATTATGATTAAAATTTTGTATACTTTTGGTATACCATTGCATAAACTCGCAAACATCATCAGTTTCCAAAACTATTTCTTCAGTGGCTAAACCACGTTTAGTAGGCATTATGCGCAAAACTTTCCAATTCCAATAATCGGGATATTCACCTGGAACATTTATAGTCTTTGATGAATCAAGCATACCACTTTCAGTGGTAAAATCGATTTTAACAGTTGGAACAACAACATATGGAAAACGTCGCTGAGCAGCTGATGGAAAAGAAAAGTAGTGATGTGCATTAAGATTTCTAGTATTAGTAGTAGCTATACACAACTTACACCTCAATGGAGTACGCCCTTTATCATTTAGATCAGCTTGATCAGGAACAAAAGGAACAGCATTGATAATTTGCAAAAATTCCATACAAGATGGATCTCCACTAGCAGCTTTATTAGGATGCATAAAAGCAACATCATCAAGAATAATTGCCCATTGGGAAGTTGTAAAACCATCCCAAAATTTAGCAACAGGATTACGAGTGTAACAAAATGTTTTATCAACATCAAGATTACAAACTTTACCAAAATGATAGAACAACATATCTTTAATAGTTGATTTACCTATCCCAGAATCACCACTCACCAAAATAGAGTATGGTGGTGTGCGATGTTCACGTGCAGCAGCACGTGTACATAAATCACACTTAATCATTTGCAGTTCATTTGTTAATGAACGCAAAAAGCGCTTTTCGGATGCATCTAACTTAACAGTATATCGACAAATAGCATCACCTCGCTCAATTGCTTTATCCAAATCTGCTCGAAAAGAGCTTTCATTGAAACCATGAGCCTCAGGATTCTGTAAAAGTCGAGATTGTCGTTTAAGTAATTCAGCTTGTTCAACGAATTCAACATAACTTTTTTCCGTATAAAGAAAAGGTTGGAAAGAACCTGTTTGTAGAGATTGATAACCTCTCTCACAAAGAAAAATAACCGTATCAAAAAGACAATGAATAAAATCAGGGCCAAGATAATACTTCTTTTTCATAGCTTCACGCTCAAATTGGTTGTATCCTAAATCGGATAAACCTACACCCAAACGTGCAAACAAAGAACTTGAAATCAAGTACATACTCAATTTGTAAATCTTTTTGATTAATACAGAACCTTTAAAAAGGTCATAATTATCAAGTAAATCTCTCATTGAATGAAAATCAAATTCATTTGATTGTACCTCAAATTCATATTCTTCTTTCTTTCCAAAAATTTCATGAACTTTGTTCACGAATTTTCCCATCTGATCACTACCAATAGTGATCAGACTATCTTTACTCATTATCTTAAACGTAAGAAGACAAATTTCAATTATATCAGTAAATTTGATACAATCTTTTTTATCTTTACGATAGATTTTTTGTAAATGCATCTTATACACAAAATAGAAAACACAAAAAAGGTCTTCAACTAATTTAACTTTATCCGAAATTGGATCGTTAAAATTCAGTTTTTTGCATATTTTAGAGAAAAAAGAAGCTTCCGCTTCCTTCTGAGATACTCCATTTCTCAGAATTTCTGTAGCTTGTAAAAGGAATGAAAAATCACTCTCAGCAAAGCTCCAGAATTTTTTGGTCATGTCCTTACCATCAAAGATAGTTTGTTGACCTAAATTTCGTTCATCATTGTCAAAAGCTGAGTGATTTTCATCACTCAGATAATCTTCATCAACAACAGAACTTTCTTCAACATCATAATCCTCTTCTATTGGTGCAGCACCAAAAAGAGGCATGAGTTGAATCACCTTTGCAGGTGCTTCTGCGATCTTATCAACAACATGATGATAGATCTCTTCGCAACAAAAATCTCGAGTTTGTTTCGAAATTTCAGTTGCGAGTTCTTTCTTTAATTCTTTCATATCAGAAATGAAACTTAATTTTTTATTTTTCTTTTTAATTATTTTTCGTTTCACTTCAGCGACACAGTAAGAATCGCAGCATTCACACTTGTCCGAATTCATTTGAATCCAAAAACATTCGTAGCATTTGTAAACTTTTTGTGGGCCATATCTGCCGCACTTCGTATTGATCGTTCTCTCGTTAATTGTAGCCATGGTAGTTGAAATTTATTTAAATTCTATTTAAATCATAGATGATAGCTCAGGAGTTTTAAATCGTCTGCCAAGGAGATTTTGTGTTGTTTTTATTTCCAAGAAATTGAAGGTATAAACAACATACCCGGACTATTCACTTGCGTGATACAATAGGTAGTCCTATGTCAGATTCAGAGTTCTGAACAAACCTATTTGACTATATATATAGTTGTAAATTTTTGTTCTTTAGTAAAGATAAACGCCATATGAAGAGATGTAAGTGATCTAGGTTGCTTAATCCACACGCTTACTCTCGATATAAAATTATAGACAAACAGTTAATTTAAATGAAATTCAATTAGTAGCACAATAGTTAATTGAAAAAACTATTTACGGAGGGGAGAGCAGATATTTAAAGTCATCACTGACTGTATGGCTTAAGATAAATCTTAAGCCGAAAGTGGTAATTCTTTCTCCCAAAAGAATAAACAATAACACCACTAGGTTATAGATAAAACATTTCAGACTTGGTGAAATAACGATGTGAGTTCTGAAAACAAACACACCAGACAAATTTCAAATTAAGTATAATAACAAAGGTATTTCCATACACAAATTCCCGGATTTAATTCACGGGGGTATTGCAAGGAAAATCTAAGAATATTCTTAATCCAAAATAAGTAAC